AAAAACATTCTATTAGGAAACACAACATCGACCTTGAAAGACTATTCAGATAATTATCCGATATACCCAGTTGATGAATCTGGTAATGATAAATATGTAAATATGATCGATTTTTCACATTGGTTTGGTTTGGTTATGGGAGAATTATCTTCTGTATATTATTCGAGTCCTTTGAAAAAGTTTGAATCTATTTTTAAATTACTTAAAATAAAAGCGAATGTAAGTAGAATTTTAAATGACAAAGTTAGAAGTTGGAAACAAATGATACAGGGCGTGCCTGCTGCAAATGAAGTTCTTGGATACATGATTTCTAAATCTAAAGTTAAAAGCGATGGAAGCACTGTACACATATCTAATTTTTGGATAATGGGCAGAAATGATAAAGATGTGCAAAAATTTGTAGATACCCAAATTAAATATGGTGAAGTTTACGAATATCAGGTACACCAAATAGTGGCTATAATAGGAAATAATTATTCTTATTTAGACCCTTTGGGGCACAATGGTGGAGAAACACGCAACGCCATTTATGATTATGATCCGGAAGAAATGTTTGACCATTACCTTCTTGAGCGTGTACGCCCTCAAAACAAACAACATTCTGTTTTTCCTTTTGGTGTCGTAAATATGCCTTGCCTTAAGATTGCAACGCTGCCAAGCCATACAAAGAGGGTTGCGGTTGCAGATCGGCCCCCAATATATCCAAATGTAGATATAATACCTTTTAAAAACGAATCAACAAAAATATTGTTTAATTTATCTAGTAACACGGGTAAAACAAGAACAGCGCCTGTTTTTCTTCAGGCCGATGATGTGGCACAGTTTTATATTTCTCTTTTAAATCAAGGCGTTGAAGACACGCTTTTTAAAACATATGATCAAGTGCTGCCTTCTGCTTATACTGACGGAATAAAATTAACCTGGGCAGAATATTTTAAAGATAATCCTCTTGAAATAAAAAGAGCGTTATTAGAGTTTAAGAGTGACGATCCAGCGACGACGTTTGAGATTTTTAGAGTTGACTTTCATCCAACTAAATATGAAGACTTTAGGAATAATATGATTCGAAGAATAGAAGGAACTGCTGATAATGCTGGATTTGTAGACAATATTCTTCCTAATAAAAAATATTATTATGTTTTTAGAACTGAAGATGTACATGGTCACGTTTCTAATCCATCACATATATATGAGGTTGAATTAGCAACGATAAATGAAGCAGTTCGTCCAATAATAAAAGTAGTAGAGCCAACTGGCGGTCGAGAAGAAGTTGGACGTCTCGGGGAATCTTCTTTCAAGTTAAGACAATTCTTTTCTTTGAGACCTGCTTTATTGCAAAAAAGATTAAGAGTGCCCGATGAAGGTATCTTTAAGGGTAGCAACCTAGAAAGAGAAGGGCGTTTAGAACGAGCCCTCGCCACACCAAGGGGATTTGATAATTCCGTCTTTGGTAAAAAATTTAAAATGAGAATTAAAAGTAAAAGAACAGGAAAAGAAATTGATATTAACATTAAGTTTAACCTCAAAAAAAGAGATAAGCGTGAGGAGGATACTGAAGAGAACCCTCAAACGCTTTGTTGAAACGGAAATAAAAAAGTGAATTTAATATGTTAAAATCTAATTATAAATGTAAGTTTATGGAGTTATAGTTATATGGCGTTTTTAGATAATTCTGGTGATATAATTTTAGATGCGGTGCTAACGGATACTGGTAGATTTCGTATGGCCCGAGGAGACTTTAGAATTTCCAAGTTTGCCCTTGGAGATGATGAGATTGATTATTCTCTTTTCAACAAAAATCATCCTAGTGGTTCTGCATATTATGATTTAGAAATACTGCGAACTCCAATATTAGAGGCGTTTACAAACAATACATCGTTAATGAAGAGTAAGTTGTTGACAATCACAAGAACAAATCTTCTCTTTTTGCCTGTGATGAAACTTTTAAATGGTGGTAATGCTGCCGCTAAAAACACAGGACCTGATTTAACAGCAGTTGCAAACACGGCAATTAATCCCAATACCGCAGGCTACATTGTTACTGTGGATGAATCAACAGAGCAACAATTAGTTAATCAGGCTAATCCGTCCGCAAACGGTATTATTAAGGGAAGTACAGCGACTACAATTACTAATTCTCCAAATTCAATAGTAATTGAAAGAGGTCTAGATACTACAAAATTACCACCCAATATCAGCATGCCAGCCACACTTCAAGAAACACAGTTCATAATAGAAATGGATCATCGTTTAGGTAGTCTGGTTAGCACCGGGGCTGAAAGTGTACCGGTTTCTTTTATAGATGATGATCAAATTGCATCTTATTACATAAGCGAGAATACCGTTGACACAAGTAATCCAATTGTGATTGGGCTTGGGGGAGGCGGAAGCATCAGGCCTGATTCTGCTCTAAACGCAGCAACAACCGATTCGGCAGATGTAACAATTCACAATATTCGAGGCCCAAGAGACAGAATGGTAAGATTTAAAATTTCTCCAAGCATAAATCTTAGAAATTCAACATTCTTGTTCGATAAACTTGGCGGCTCTAAAACGTTAACCCTGAACCAAATTACGGGATTTAAAGCAGGTACTTACCTCTTTATAGACACTCTAGTTAGGGTAACCTCTGCAACCACAGCGTATTCCATAGACATACCTATTAGGTATATGAAAAAACAGTAAGGATTAAATATGGCTACTACATTTAAAACATTTCTAAACAACGACGTCACAACCACAAAAACCTTGTTACACGAAGCAATACCAGTTACAGGGGCTATAGTTTCAGGGACGTATGGGTTTGAGAGCGGCACAGAAACAAACATTAAAAACTATTCTCATGGAATGTTTCAGTCTGTTTTTGATTATCCTTATTTAAGTTCTTCAGCAAATCATATTTTTGATATATCGGCTGGTTATTCTACGGGAAGTGCTCTGTCTGGCAATGTAAAAACTAGAACTGGTGCTACCGCTCTAGTGCAGCAAGCAAAGAAAATTTCTATGTACAATCAAATGGCTCAAGTTTTGATGGGCCACGACGTCGATGGAAACATCCAAAGGTTTGATCGCGATGGAGAATTGGCGGGAGACCAAAAATCAAAGATGGATGAAGTTATTTTTATAAACTTTTCGAGACTTTTGGTTAAAGACGAAATTAAAAAAGGAAGTTTTCAATTAAAACTTGGTACTAACCCGGATCTAGGCAGAGGACTGCAGAGAACCGTTAAGCATTTGATGACGATTAGAGACACAAATGCACAAAATGATTTTAGAATTAATTCGCCCGCTGGTGAATATGGCATTCTTTCCGCTTCCCACACGGCTGTTGCTGGAACTGATAACGAAAAGCAAGGTATGCGCCACGGCGGCGCGGGAAGCGAATTAGTCGTTTCAGATAAGGTGGGTTTAATCTTTTATCAAGCGGGCGTTTGCGTCTTAACAGCCTCTATCTTTAGTGGCGCAAGAAGTGGTAGTGTTTCACACTATGGTGGTCTTCTTAACCAGGCTGTTTCGATGAGTTTAGGTGGTCAACATGGAATTGGTACTGGCGCAGCAGGCACTGTTAGTGCAAGTATTGATCAGATGTTAACAGGCTCCAAGATTCAAAATCTTGCAAACAATATTCGTAGAAGAATCTATGATATATCTTTTAATAATACAACGGAACTAAATTCAACAGTGTATTTTTGTCGAGCAAACCACAATGAATTTAATTATAGTGCAAATCCAACGTATTTGCAAGATTCTGAAATTGTGGTAAAAGATGTGCCCGCCGACATGCCGGTATCATATGTAACCTCTGTTGGACTTTATAGTCCAGATAACGAATTAATGGCTTGCGCTAAATTGTCTGAACCATTAAGAAAAGATCCGACAAACGAATTAACACTGCGAGTAAGATTAGACTACTAAGATTATGAATTATGCCATTCAAGGAATTTGGAAAAAACGACCTATTTTATAACAGGGTAAAAACATTTCCTGTATGCGATTTCATTATCTACGATTCCAAAGTATATTACAATAATTTTAAAAATTCGGATGATCGTACAGGCGAGAATGGAAATGTTCTGGGTGTTCCTCAAGGTTTTATCTCTTTGTTCGAACTAAACGTAGACAGGCCAATAGATACCGGCGGCACGAACCTTCCACCAGCAGGCAAATCAATATACCCATTTATAACTAAACAAGGCCACAGAATTTCGTTTAAGACAATAAGCACAAGTAATTTTGATAGCACTTCTCAGTTTAAACATGGTGATGTTATAAAGTCTAGATACCCTCTCTCTGCAAGCATCAAGAGAACTAGGTTTGCACAAACAACTGAAGAACAATCTGTTATTTCTAATAGTCCTAGATTTGCAGGTAGTTACATTAAAGCAATTAGTAATAAAAGATTTTTGACTGCTTTGAAAAATTCATTCAACAAGCACGCACATCTTAGCCATCACTATGCATACAGCAGCGCATCTGTTCCTGCTGGTCAAGGCTTTTTAGTTGATTGGAATAAGGGTTTGCAAGAAATGTCTTTGATAGAAGTTCCCTCTATTTTTTATGGCTCTTCAATTCGGAAGGGCTCTGTTATACTGCAAATGTTTAAGACTGGTTCTTTGATAGCAGAATGTAGAGATATTAAGAAGAACGGAGAGTTGATTCAAGTATCTGGTTCTTACAACGCAAAAACAAATAATGGAAAAGTTGCTGGTGTTGTTTTGTACAACGAAGGGTTTTTGTCAATGACAGGCAGTTGGGATTTGACAGCAGCCGACGCTCAAGACGCTTATGTTGGTAATAGTGATTCGCGAGGCAAATGGTTGCATTTTGGCTCTGGGGCTAATGATGGTGAAGCAAGAGGCAAATTGACACAGGTGATGTTTAAACTAAAGTTTGAAGGTGTCAATTATGTGCCAACCATAACTATGATGGCACATATGCCAAAGGGTGACTATAATAATTCTACAAACCCTACGTCTTATAAAAAAAATCAGTCAAAAGAATCAGAAAGAACAACTGTGAGATACAAAGAATATAAAAACTTACAGTATGCAAATTTAGAACATGGCGAATATATAAATCATACAGGTTCATACAAAAAGCAAACATATGTTTCAAAAATTGGAATATACGACGAACAAAAAAGATTAATTGCAATTGCAAAATTAGCGAACCCGGTTAGGAAAACAGAAAATAGAGAGTACACCTTTAAATTAAAGTTGGATATTTAAATGAAAAAAACAACAAGTTTGTTCAAAATAAAATTAAATGAGTTGCAATTTCAATTAGAAAACTTGCATATACATAACAAAATAAACAAAGAGGCAATGGAAACTTTTTCTGAATCCTTCAGAGAACATGTAAACAATATTAAAGATCCAAACCAGAAAGAAAAACTAGAAATATTGGCAGGCTTAAAAGCACCTAAAAAAAAAGATGAACTTTCAAAGGCAGCAAAAAACGCAAAGCAACAAGGGCAATATAAATCAGGAAAAACAAAGTTGCAACATGATGATCCTGAATACAGAGATAAAATAAATGAAGATGCAGAACGAGAAGTACAAAAAGTAAAGAAACCTCTTCCAAAAAATCTAAAGGATTTGTACAGAAAAATAGCAAGAAATTCACACCCGGACGTTCTAGAAGGCGATGAACTTAAAGAAGAAAAAATAGATTTATTTCGACAAGCGCAAGCATCTATAGAGGATGAAAGATATGGTAATTTAATTGATTGCGCTTTGCTTTTAAACATAGACATACCAGAAGAATTTTCAAAAGATTATTATCGCCCTGAAAAAATTGATACAAGAATTCGTGAAATTAAGCAACAAGTTGTACAAATTACAAAAAGTGTAGCCTGGGGGTGGTATCATTTAGAAAGTGAAAGCGATAAACAAAATCTTATTCTAAAGTACGCACACTTTTTATTACAAAGTTCAAAATAATGATATTAGGTCTAGACGTTTCAACAAGCATAACAGGCGCAACAATTCTTGACAAAGATGGCAAGATGATATATAATGAGTTGTGGGATACAAGAAATAAAAACAAATTTCCAACAGTTATTGATAAGGCGAAATTAATTCAAGAGCAATTGCAAAATATTAAAAATGTAATGCAAATTACACCGAGTCACGTTTATATAGAAGAGCCTTTTACTTTTTTTAATTCTGGAGGATCGTCCGCCAGAACAATGGCGACCCTACAAAGGTTCAATGGTATCGTTTCTTGGATATGTGCAGATGTTTTTGGCTTGTTACCGGAATTGATAATGGCCACCACTGCTCGCAAAACAGTTGGAGTTAAAACTCAAAAAGGTGTCAAGGCAAAAGAAACAAGTTTTAATTTTGTTCTTGCAAATGAACCAAACTTTATAGTAGAATATACAAAGCATGGAAACCCAAAGCCTGGCATGATGGATAAGTCAGATAGTTGGATAATAGCGAAAGCAGGTTACATACTTTGCAATCAGAAAAACTAGATATATTAAAAAAGAGTTTAGGCAATTGTTACGAAACTAATGACGAACATTTATTCAGTTGCCCTAAGTGTAAACACTACAAAAGAAAACTTTCAGTCAATTTGAATAAAAATGCTTTTAAGTGTTGGATTTGCGACTATAAAGGCAACAATATAGTTAAACTTATAAAAGACCCAACATTAAAAGCCAGATGGTTGTCTATAACAAACTCAATAGACATAAGTAGATTTGATGATTTATTCGGAGAACAAGAAGAGGCATTTAATCAAGTGTCTCTAGAACTGCCGGAATATTTCAATTCTCTTACCAATAAGAAATTATCTTCAGTTGGCCAAAAGGCTATGAGGTATTTGCTTGAGAGAGGCATTACTGAAGAGCAAATTGTTTTTTATAAAATGGGGTTTTGTTTTCATGGAGATTATAAGAATAGAATTATAATCCCTTCTTTTGATGAGTTTGGAGACTTAAACTATTTTGTAGCCAGAGCATTTGGCGATAATTATTTAAAATACAAAAACCCAAAATGCTCTAAAGATATTGTATTTAATGAAATTTTTATTGACTGGTCCGAGCCAATCGTGTTAGTTGAGGGTTTTTTTGATTCGATAAAGTATGAGAACAGCATACCAATTATGGGCTCCACTTTGGGAACAAATTCGATGTTATTTAATAAGATAGTTAATCGATGTAAAAAAATTTACATATGCTTAGATAAGGACGCTGCGCAAAAAGAATTAAAAATTATTAAAAAACTTCTTGACTTTGGCGTAGAAGTCTGTAAAATTAATATAGATGATCATAATGATTTAGGAGAGGTGCCAAGTCACTTCTTAGAAGAATACAAGAAACGCGCTTCTGTTATTACTTCAGAGGACTATTTACTACAAAAGATTAACTTTGGAGGTTAAACTAATGGAAATCGAAAAGAAAGAATTAAAAAAGATAATCAATGAAGAAGTTTCGAGAGCGCTAGATTCTTCTACTGTTGGGTTTCAACTTGCAGAAGGCACAATTAAAGAGTTTCAAGATCTTGATCAAAATCAACAAATCAACTTCTTGGAAAAACTTTTTTCCTACCTAAAAGAAAACAATAACATCTAATCAACATACTGGAGGCTAAATGAAGTTTGCACATATAGCAGACACTCACATTCGTAACTTAAAATATCATTTTGAATACAAAGAGGTTTTTAAACAACTATACGCTTCTCTTAAAAAAGAGGGCGTAGATTACATAATTCACTGTGGAGATATTGCGCATACAAAGACACAAATATCTCCAGAGTTTGTACAAATGGCTGCAGAGTTTTTTACGAACTTGGCAACTATTGCACCCACTTATATCATTTTGGGCAATCACGATGGCAATCTAAAGAATAGCAGCAGACAGGATGCGCTAACTCCGATTGTTGATGCTCTCGATTTGCAACATTTGCATTTGCTAAAAGACGCTGGCGAAACAAAAATTGATGATAAATTTTGCCTAAATGTTTTGTCAGTTTTTGATGAAGATAATTGGGTGCAACCTTCTGATTCAAAAGCAATCAATATTGCTTTGTATCACGGAGCGATTGACAGATCTAAGACAGATTTAAATTGGACTCTTGGTGGTGATCACGATATTGCTATATTTGACAATTTTGATTATGCTTTCTTGGGAGACATTCACAAAACTCAAATATTAGATAAGCACGGAAAAATTAGATATGCTGGATCAACTGTACAGCAAAATTTTGGAGAGTCGCTAGACAAGGGTTATTTGCTGTGGGATATTGAAAGTAAAGATAAGTTTACTTGCAAACACATTGCTTTTAACAATCCTAAGCCGTTTGTAACAATTGTTCTGAACAAAGATGGCGGACTTCCAGAAGTTGAAGTCTCAGAGGGTGCAAGAATAAGATTAGTGGCTGAAAACAACATTTCTCTAGATAAGATGAGAAAAAGTGTAGATGTTGCTAAGCACAAATTTAAGCCGGATACGATAACATACTTGAATCGAGCCGCTGGCGCTGGCACAGGCGATGACATAACTATAGTTAAGAAAGAAGATTTGAGAAGCATCAGTGTTCAAAGAAACTTAATAAAAGACTACTTGGAAGATTACGAAGTTTCAGAAGATGTGATGAATAAAATTTTTGAACTTAATTCAAGATACAATAAATTAATAGAAGAAAAAGAAGATGTGTATCGTAACATTAATTGGAGCCTTAAGTCTTTAGAGTGGAGTGGTTTGTTTAATTATGGAGAAAAAAACAAAATAGACTTCGAGAAACTTGAAGGAATTGTAGGAATATTTGGAAAGAATTTTTCTGGTAAATCTTCAATTATTGATAGTTTGTTGTATGCTGTTTATAATTCTACTTCAAAATCTGTAAGAAAGAACTTGAACATGATCAATCAAAATTTTGATGTAGGTTCAGCGAAAGCAGTCATGAAGGTTGGGGATAAAACACTTGAAGTCGAAAGAATATCAGAAAAATATATTAAAAAATTAAAAGGCCAGGAAACGCTCGAAGCAAAAACGGATGTTGAGTTTTCTTCGTCAGATATGATAGGGAATGTCGAGGTATTGAATGGAACGTCCAGACAAGATACAGACAAAAATATAAGAAAGTATTTTGGCAATTTAGAAGACTTTCTCATGACATCGATGGCTAGTCAACTTGATTCGCTAACTTTTATCAATGAGGGCTCCACAAAGCGCAAAGAGATATTAGCAAAATTCTTAGATCTTGAAGTTTTTGATAAAAAGTTTAAGATGGCAAAGGAAGAGTCCACAGATATACGAGGCGCACTGCGTCGGCTTGAGGGAGTTGATTACGCAGAACTTGAGAGAGAAGCCATATCTACACTAGAAGAATGTAATGAAAAACTTATCCAAAACCAGAGAAGGTGTAAAGAGTTGGAGTCTGAACTGCAGTCTTTTAATGAAAGTCTAAATGAAGTGCAAAACAAGATTGATTCAGCACCGACAGAAGTTATTGATCCTATAAAGATAAAAATGGAGATAGAAACTAGAAATGCAAACATTGACAAACTAGAAACTGCTAACAAATCTCTTGAAGAAGAACTGGAACAAGACAAGGAAAAGTTTGTTAAAATTAATGATTTTCTTGGCCAGTTTGATGTAGAGACTTATGAAGAAAAGATTAAACTTATTGAAGATAAGAGAGATTCAATTTCAAAATGTATTCAAGATTTAAAGTCGCATTCTGAAAAGAGGGTACGTTTATATAGAAAAACAGACTTATTGTCTGAGGTGCCTTGTGGAGATAAGTTTCCTAATTGTAAGTTTATAAAAGATGCTCATGAATCTATTGAACTAATACAGGTCGTAGAGAGAGAGCAACAGGAGACGTCTAACAACATTAATAAACTAGGAGAAGAACTAAGAGAATTGGAGCCTGGAAAGGTCGAGGTTTACTTAGATAAGTACAATCAAGTAGTAGATAAGAAAAACAACCTGTCTTCAGGTATAACAAATGCCCAGTTGTCTATTGACAAGAACGAGGCTCAGTTGTTTAAGGAGAAGACATTGTTGTCTAATCTTGAGGCTAAATTGTTAGAGTATGAAGAAAACAAAGAAGCAATTGAAAACCTGGAAGATCTTATCGCAGAAAGAAAAAATATAAAGTCTAAGATTCGCGCATCTAAAAAAGAGTGTGATTCTTGCAACGAAGAGAGCAATAATTTATTTAGAGAGATCGGCTCAGCAGAACAGAATATTGAAAACATAAATAAAAACAAAGAAGATCTAGAGATTCTTAGGGTTGAATTTGCAGCATATGATTTATTGATGAGGTGTTACCACCCAAATGGAATATCCTATAACATAATAAAAAATAGGCTTCCTCTTATTAATGAAGAGATTGCTAAGATTTTAACAGGTGTTGTTGATTTTGAAATCTTTATAAAGAATGAAGACAAGAAATTAGATATTTTTATAAAGCATGCAAAATACGAACCTAGACCCCTAGAAATGGGCTCCGGAGCAGAAAAAACAATCGCCTCGATGGCCATTCGATTAGCGCTTTTGACTGTTTCTAGTTTGCCAAAACCTGACATATTTATACTTGATGAACCAGGCACAGCGCTAGATGAGGACAATATGGAGGGTTTTGTGAGGATTATTGATATGGTTAAGTCATATTTTAGGACTGTTATGCTTATCTCGCACCTAGATACTCTTAAGGACGCAGTTGATACGCAGATTGTTATTGATAGAAAAAAAGGATTTGCACACGTCAATATTTAGGAGGGTCTAGACATGACGGCTATGAGAGCCTTGGCAGATAAATACACTGAAAGATTTATCTCAAGAAAATTTTTGGCTTGGATTACGGCTACAGTTCTTGTCAGTATTGATTCAGTTTCTTCATCAGATTGGGTCGCAGTTACGTTAGCCTACATTGGCTCACAAGCGCTTGTTGATCTCGCCGTGAAGTGGAGGCACGGCCCAAACTCATCCGGTACCTAATATCATGTTCACCATAACAAAGGCTTGGCTCTGGATCAAGCAAAACTGGAAAGTACCAGCGGTAGTGCTTTGGACTATTGTTGTTTGGATTTTTTCTCGCAAGAATGCAGAAGTGGCATTAGAAGTTTTAGATGCCAAAAAGCAGTCTTACGAGAAACAGATTGCTTTTTTGAAACAAGCGCACAAAAAAGAATTATCTGAAAAAGACAAATTAGTTATCAAATATCATGATACAATAGAAAAGTTAGAAAAGGAATTTTCTCAAAAAGAAAAAGAACTAACTGAAAAAGAAAAAAAGTTAGTAAAAGAAATAATAGAGGAGTCTAAAGATAATCCTGATGAAGTTAAAAGAAAAGTTGAAGATTTGTTTGGTTTTAATTACGTTGATTAGTTTTGCGGCTTCTTCTTTTGCGCAAAATCGTCCGGACCACAATAGTGGGAGATATGCAAAAGTTAAAGAAGGTGAAACTGCGCCCTTTGATTCCTGGTGTTTCGATGAAAAAGCCGCCGCAATTATTTTGGCTAATAAAAAAATGCAGGAGGAGATGTGTACACTAAGGTTGAATTCTGAAATTGCTGTTTTAAGATCAAAGCATCAGTATGAATTAGGTTCTATAGAATTAAGGCTTGAATCCCTTAGCAAAGAATACGAAACTATGATGTTGACAAAAGATGAGGAGTTGAAAAAATTAGAATCTGCAGCCCTTAAAAGACCTAACTCATACTGGTATTTATTTTTTGGCGGCGGAGTTGCTGCTGGTATACTAACTACTGTAGGGATAGTGTATCTGGTAGATTAAAATGAGTAACAACAGTGATCCTAACTTTATTGTAAAACTTGAAAAAGCGATAAAAGAAAAGTATGGCGAAGAGGCAATACAGAATCCCAAAAAGTATTGGAATCCTGACAAGGAAGAAACTCACCAAGAAGATGTAAAACAATTTTACAAAAGAAAATTTTTCAAACAAACACAAAATAGCAAAGAAAAGTACAAAGGTTTTTTAGTAAGTAAAAAACTACTTAGTAGAGAAAACAAAAGGGAATGTCCAGTTTGTACACAATATTCCTTTTCTGCGAAAGACGATTTGTATATGTCAAAGTTTGAATGTTGTTTTAATTGCTACATTCAATATGTCGAAGACAGAGAGGAAAGATGGGAATCTGGCTGGAGACCTCCCCAGGAGAAGGAATAAAATGGCAACAACTTTAGAAATTTTAAATGGCATATCACATGCAATTGCAAGAATCAATTATGACGGCGCTCTTAATGAAGATGGAGAGCCTATTGAGATTGGTCTAAAAAGGGAGGAGGGGGATCCTCTTGTTGACTCCAGAGTTATTGACGGTTTTGGAATTAAATTTCACGGACAGAATAAACTGTGTATTACGTATTCTTCTGAAATTAAATTAAAAGAGGTTTATGGAGGAGGCTTAGAAAACGAAGTTGGCTCCATGATTTCAGATGTTGCCGCTTTCCTTAAGAAGGAATACCGTGGCTTGACTGGTTCTTCTTTGTCTTTAACATCCGAAGGAGAAGTAGAAGTTCTAGTGCAGCCAATTTCTAGAATTAGAACATCAGTAACTGCTTATCAGGTTTTTAAGATAGGGGGTATAGATGCACCCGAAGAACATGAAGCGGTCAGACCAGAAACCACCAAGTATTTAGAGCAGGGTGGTGATGCTAAAAAGTCACAGAATGATAAAGCACCAAAAGATGATTTTGAGGTTTTCAAGGCGTATAATTTTTCCAACAGGAAAAGATGAAACCAGTATTATCTAAAAAGGAGGTGATGAAAGAAATCCTTAAGTCTGGTAAGGATCCATCTTATTTCATCAACAATTACGCCAAGATTACACATCCTCTCAAAGGACTAGTTCCCTTTAAAACTTATGATTATCAAAAAGATATTTTAAAAGATTTTGAAGATCATCGTTTTAATATAGTGCTTAAAGCCAGACAGTTGGGGTTGTCAACAATTACTGCGGCCTATGTTGTCTGGCTTCTTTTATTTCACAGAGAAAAGAATGTTCTTGTGNTNGCAACNAAGTTTCACACTGCTGCGAATCTNGTCAAAAAAGTAAAATCCATTTTAAAAAATTGTCCAGATTGGATCCGCATCGCAGAAGTTGCAATTGACAACAGAACTTCTTTTGAATTAACAAACGGCTCACAGATAAAGGCTTCTTCTACTTCTGGCGATGCAGGTCGTTCAGAAGCACTTTCTCTTTTGGTTATTGATGAGGCAGCACACGTTGAAGGATTAGATGAATTGTGGACCGGTCTTTATCCAACACTATCTACGGGTGGACGTTGTATCGCCCTATCTACACCTAACGGCGTAGGAAATTGGTTTCATAAGACTTACGTCGAAGCAGATCAGGGTGGCAATGATTTTAACTCAGTTCGTCTTCCTTGGGATGTGCATCCAGAGAGAGACAGAGAATGGTTTGAAAAAGAAACTAAAAACATGTCCAGAAGACAAATTGCACAGGAGTTAGAATGCAGTTTCAACATGTCTGGCGAGACTGTCTTTCACCCAGAAGACATAGGAAGAATAGAAGAATCTATTTGTGAGCCAAAGTATAAAACAGGTTTTGATAGAAATTACTGGATTTGGAAAGAATATGACAGCGCAGTTGCTTATCTGTTGAGTGCAGATGTTGCTCGCGGCGACGGTAAAGATTATTCTGTGTTTCATATATTTGACACTGTTTCGATGGAAATAGTAGCAGAGTATCAAGGAAAAATTACACCAGATATATTTTCTGATATGATTTACAATGCTGGTAGAGAATATGGGAATTGTATGGTAGTGGTTGAGAATAACAGTGTTGGATTTACAGTTTTAGATAAATTAAAAGAAAAGCAGTATCCAAACATATTTTATTCAATAAAGTCTACACACGAATATATTGATCCAGTTTTAGCAGAGACAGCGACAAATGCAGTAAGCGGCTTTACAACCAGTCAAAAGACAAGACCACTAGTTATAGCAAAGTTGGAAGAATTTGTTAGAAATAAACTAATTAAAGTAAATTCATCTCGTCTTTTTAATGAAATGAAGACTTTCATTTGGAATCATGGACGCCCCGAAGCAATGAGGTCCTACAATGATGATTTGATTATGGCTTGTGCAATTGGGTGTTGGATTAGGGAAACGGCTTTGGTGGAAAATAAAAGAAATATTGAATATAATAGGGCTTTTCTTGATACAATGATATCTGCAAAAACCACTATCAACACCGCAATCAAAGGTATGCAAGGTTATGATTCTAAAAACACTTTTGAAAAAACTAGAAAAGAAAAAGAAATACTAGAACAACATGCCTGGTTGTTTAAAGGATAATAAAAAATGCCATTTAAGATTAATAAGATAAATCCAAAGAATCCTCAAAATACATTATTTAAAAAACTAACAAGATTGTTGTCTGGTCCAATCGTAAACTACAGAACGCAAACGGCCCGCCGTTTAAGAAGAAGACAATTAGATAAGTATGCAAATCGTTTTCAGTCTGCTAGTGGCAAACAATTTAAAAGAACAGATTACAATCCATTTTCTGGATTGTATGGCGCAGCGCAAGACTCTCAAAACAGATTAGAGAGGTACGTTGACTTTGATCAAATGGAATATACCCCCGAAATAGCGTCGGCTCTAGATATCTATGCAGACGAAATGACAACTCACAGTGGCCTGCAGCCATTAATGGTTGTAGATTGCAACAACGATGAAATTAAAGCGATCCTTCACAATCTTTACTTTAATATAATGAATCTGGAGTTTAATCTATTTGGGTGGTGTAGGACAATGTGCAAGTATGGTGATTTCTTTTTGTACTTGGATATTGATGAGGCAATCGGAATAAAAAACGTAATTGGCCTACCTGGCACGGAGTTAGAGAGACTAGAAGGGGAAGATAAGACAAATCCAAATTATTGTCAGTTTCAATGGAATTCTGCTGGTTTAACTTTTGAAAACTGGCAAGTTGGTCACTTTAGAATCCTTGGTAACGACAAGTATGCGCCATATGGTACATCTGTTTTGGAGCCTGCCAGAAGAATTTGGAGACAATTGACTCTTATCGAAGATGCGATGATGGCATATCGCATTGTTCGCTCTCCAGAAAGAAGAGTGTTCTACATTGACGTAGGAAGCATTCCTCCACAAGACATAGAACAATACATGCAGAGAGTCATGACCCAGATGAAAAGAAATCAAGTGGTTGATCCAAACACAGGACGAGTGGACTTAAGATACAATCCGATGTCTGTAGATGAAGATTACTTTATACCCACTCGCGCTGGCCAAAACTCTAGAGTTGAATCATTGCCTGGTGGAACATACACGGGAGACATAGATGATGTCAAGTACATGAGAGACAAATTGTTCTCAGCACTTAAAATTCCTCAATCATATCTCTCTAGAGGCGACGACGCAGGTGGTGAAGATCAGACAACATTAGCACAAAAAGATATTAGATTTGCTAGAACTATTCAAAGACTTCAAAGATCGATTATCACAGAACTAGAAAAAATTGGAATAGTGCACCTTTTTACAATGGGCTTCCGAGGTGAAGATTTAATTAATTTTAAATTAAAGTTAAGTAACCCATCAAAGATAGCGGAGATTCAAGAACTAGAACACTGGAAAACAAAATTTGATGTCGCTTCAGCAGCAACAGAAGGATATTTTAGTCGTCAGTGGATTGCAACTCATCTGTTTAACATGACAGAAGAGGAGTTCTTGAAAAATCAAAGACAAATGTATTATGACCGTCAATTTGATTCAAAACTTGAAGCAGTGGCAGAACAGGCACAAGAGGAGGTCACCTCTGGTGTTAACACTGCCGATGAGATGGCAACCCTTGGTGCTGATGCAGATGCTGGCCCAACAGACATGGGTGGTCTTAATATTGGTGACACACCAGCCACACCGCCGGAACCAGCAGCAGATACGCCTGAGACGGGCGGGGCAGATTCTGCTCTACTTGCAGCGCCAGGATCAAGAGAGGACGATCCTTCGAAAGGCAAAATTCATATAACAAAAGCAATGACCGGTGCAAAAGACAAAAGAGAAACTGGTGGAAGAACTCAGAGCGTTAGAAACATTCCTGGCGAGGGTCCCTTGAAGGCTTTAACAAAAGGAAAACCATTTACAAACTTTAAGGCTTTAGGGCGTGGAGTTGTCGCAAAGGAACAACTTTCTAGAGATTTGGATACTAATTACTTTAATGAAGAAAGCAGAATTTTTGCTTTAAACAATGAGGTGACAAGTCTTATTGAAGAACTAAACAGTAGGGAGTCCAAAAAATGAGATTGAAGCACAATAAGAAAAGAAATACAGCGTTTTTGTTTGAGACACTTTCCAGAGAGTATGTTAAAGCCATTATTAAGAAAAGCCCTGGCAAGCAAGACACAATTAAAGATATTATAAAAGAGAACTTTTGCAAACCAAGTGTTTTGAATGAAGAGTTGTCTTTGTATCGTGAAATCCTAGAATCTCAAGGTTTGGAACAAGATGAGGCAACCGCTGTTCTTGAGGAAGCAAAACGAAGATACGATTCTTTGAACAAGAAACAAATATTTCATGAACAAAATAAATTAATAAAAGAGATAAACTATAAGTTATCTCAAGATGTTTTCACAAACTTTGTACCAAATTACAAAAATTTAGCAACAATTTATAATATCTTTAATAACAAAACATCTATAAAAGAAAAAGTTTTGTTAGAACAAAAACTAATTGAAAGTTTAACTTCGAAGGAACAGGGAGATAATATTAAACACGTTGATAATCTAACCTACAAAACCTTTGTTAACAAGTTTAATGAGAAATACGGAGATCTCCCAAAAGAGCAAAAAGAACTATTAACAGTGTATATTGCTTCTTTCGCAGATAATTCTTTAGAACTTAAACATCACCTAAACGAACAAATCAGTGATCTCAAGGTCTCTCTCAGGGATCAAAAAGATAATAGTGTGTTTGAGAGCGATCAAATGAAAGAAAAATATGATGAATTAATTGTAAAACTTGATTCTTACAAGAATGCAGAAATAGATATTAGTATGGTTTCGGAGGTGTTGAAGATACAAGAGGTTGTGAGGGAATTACAAGATGTCAGTTAAGATTACAATCGTGAGAGGAGAAAAAGATAAGGAAGTATTAAAAACTGTTTCCTTCGAGGGGAGGCAGTCTGTTAATGGTGACTTACTTATCTATGATCATGATTTGGTAGACATTGTAGTCTCTAGAGAAAAATCTAAAATTACAATTTTTCCTAAAAAAGAAACCTCAGAAGAAGTATACAATACGCAAGATAGGCTTCTTTCGAGAATGGCAAGAGTTGGAATAGTTGACAGAACAAGCATACGATCTGGTTCTGTTTTTTCTTCTCTAGAAGGAACATTAAATGAATCAAGCATTAACGGAGTCTCCAGTTTTCAGATGGCCTTATCTGAACTTTATGATTTTATTCTTGAGGAAACACCAGAAATCAAGTCCAGAAAAGTTTACAAAACACAATTGCAAGACTTTTTCCTCGATCCCTCAGAAGAAGAAAGTACAGAATTGGGAGAGGTCCCGCATGATGAAAAGAAAGGCTCTTTTGATCATCAGGTTCGCCCTTACGGATTTCAATACATGTACTCCATCCTTAGAGAAATGATGGAGAAGTAATGCTCACCTTTACAGTTGCCTGCATCGGTATGACTCAAATTATAGTTTACGGAAGCATATTTGATAAGGTTCGCCCTACTCAAGGCTGGATGGGTAAACTTTTATCTTGTGCAATGTGTACAGGATTCTGGGTCGGGGTATTTTTGTGGGCAATTAGTGGCACAACAGAACTATTTAGATTTGATGGATCTTTGTCCACGGCTTTCATATTAGGCTGCTACTCTTCAGCAGTTTCCTATATTGGTAACATGATTGTCGGAGACGAAGGAATTAAAGTTAGCCATCACAAGGAGAATATAAATGAGAAAGCGATGGATGATTAGACCTGTTGCTAACTGTTGTAAGGGCTCTGGTATGAAGCGGGTGGCCCCCGCATATAGGAACTAAGATATGAAACTTTTAAGAGAATATTTTGAACTTTGTGATGGTGGTGTTTGCCAAGATCTTTTGACAGAAGATGAGAAACGCCGTGTTGCTAATGGTACTATTATTTTGTCTGGTGTTATGCAAATGTCAGAAACAAAAAATCACAATGGTAGAATGTACCCACACGCACTGCTGGAAAGAGAAGTTGGTAGATACAAGCAGTTAGTAAAAGAGCGCAGAGCGCTAGGTGAGTTAGATCATCCAGAGTCTTCTGTTATTAATCTACAGAACTGTTCACACTTGGTAACTGATATATGGATGGAAGGCAAAAAGGTTATGGGCAAGATAGAAGTTTTATCAACCCCTGCGGGAAAGATTCTAAGAAATCTTGTCGAATGTAACATTCCATGTGGCATATCTTCTCGGGGAATGGGATCTGTTACAGAGCGTGACGGAGCCACAATCGTGGAAGATGATTTTCAATTAATTTGCTTTGATATGGTTTCTGACCCCTCTACTCCTGGAGCAATCATGAGCCAGGTTAACGAATCAAAAGATATGACAAGGCCGCTGTCTAAGTTAGATAGAGTTAATAGATTAATGACAGACATTTTGAGGAACAAATGAATAAAAAAGAAATAGAAAAGTTAAAAACTATTTTAAAACCCGTAGTCAAGGAATGTATTAGAGAGGCAATATTTGAGGAAGGTGTGCTTTCAACACTTGTTGCAGAAATTGTCGTAGGGATGGGTGCAGATAGAATTGTTGAAACTAAAGCGCCAGAGCCAAAAGTAGAAAGGCGCAATGCTGCAGCACACAAAGCAGTTAACGAAACAAAAAACAAAATGCTTTCAGCCATTGCTGAATCAGGTTACGCTAACTTAGGAGGCGTTAATGTATTTGAAGGTACGGAACCTTTAAGTAAAGGCGGTAATCCAAACAATGCTCCTTCCGCCTCTCCATTGGCAAATATAGATCCTAGAGATAAGGGAGTGGATATAGACAGTTTAGTTGGTTTGTTTGGCAGTAAGTGGAATGCTTTAAAGTAAAGGAATAAAAATGAGCAAGGCAGTTAATTTTGGAGTTGAGTCACGTAGAAATGAAGATCAAATGAGAATGGTCAGAAGATTCATTAAGAAAACTAAAAAGAGTGGAATCATAGAATTGTACAAGAAGCGCCAAAGATTCATCTCTAAATCAGAAAAAAGAAAACTTAAAAAGTTAAGAAGAAAGAGATTGGCGCAAGAAGCAACTAGAAAGTATTTAGACCAATTTAAAGACTAGTTATACTTAGTTAAGGAGATTTAGGATGACAACTTTTAAAAATACTAGTTGGGGCCGCACAAGAGGTCCAAAAAATTTAACAGGCGTTGTAGGCGGCGCTGTTACAGCAAGTTCTGCCGCTGACTTGTTAGGTATAACAGCCACAACAACAGGGTACGCAACCGAAAACCAAAGATATCTGCATGTTCTAACAGAAGACGCTCACAGTGCAGCGCCAGGAACTGTAAAGGTATACGGATATACTCACGCTTTTCAGCGATGGTTTGAACTTCCACAATCTTTTAGTCAGGTCGGTGCTAACGCGGCACCCACGGCTGTAACTATCCCCGCTCCAGCAGATAGTGGGCACGCAGACGCTGCTGACATTACACCTGACGAGAGAGAATATAGAACATATGAAATTCTTGGTATTGATCGTGTTGCTTTTGTTTGTAGTAGCGCCACCGGCACTAGTATTTTTGCTGCTTGTTCAACATTCTAAGGAGGCTTGTTGTGAATAGAAAATACAGCATTAAACCTAACTTTGTAATAGATGAGATAGTAGAATTAAATAAGGATGGTATCTTTGTAGACAGAAGGAAAAAGAAGGAATTAGCATCTGCACCATTAAGGCTAATTATCCCTGGCCTGTCCTCATTAAGAACCGATCCAACAAGGGATTAAAAAGTAAATGAGTAAAGATACAAAATTAATTTTCGAAAATTGGAATAAATATCAAAACCTTCAACAACTAGATGAGGGTCTTTGGAACTCTTTTAAATCTGGCTTGGCTAAGTTGGGAACAATGGACGATCTTATTTCTGTGTTTTCTAAAAGAAAGAGAATGGAGAAGCAGGCTGCTGAAGAATATATTGCAAACTTGTTCAATAAAGAGTCAAACAAGTTTTTACAGGCGTTCAAGAAAGAAATAGACGGAGAATTAAAAGGCTTCCCAAACATGAAGGACGAGTTTGTTTTCTTCAATGGCGTAGCAGCAATGGAGCAGGCATATGAAGACATTGTTAAGGCAACAAAGTTAGACCCGAAAGAGAAGGGACATCTTCCAGTCGCTATGGCAAATGAGATGATTCAAGACCTCAAGGATCTTGTTGAATTTTATTCTGATAAAAAATTAGCAGATGTATATAAACACTTCAACGAAGAACAGATGAATCAGTTTTCAAATCTTTATTTAATTTATGAAAAAGAATTTGGAAACACAAATCACACTTTTGTTGATTGGCTAAACGAAGATCCCATAGCAAGATTTAATTTAGTGCAAGATATTATTGCAGAACAGGAAGAAGACGATCCTCGCGCCCGTGCTGGATTTCAAGATAAGGGTGCTAAGCAAACCAAAGCGATGAAAGGTCTTAAGTCCAATACACTGCCAGCAGTACTAGGATTATTGGGCGGTACGTTTACCGCTGCTCATTTCATGGCAATGAGTTCTGGGCTAGGTAAGCCAGAGATCGTTCAAAATATTAAACAAATAGACGACTTTCAGCAAGTGATGGGACAGGGGGTTGATGTTTCTTCTTCTCCTGCTGGTCTTTTAAAATCTCTTGGGAACGCGACCGGTACGGGCGTGGCCAAAACAATGGGAGACTTTACGTCTCAAATAGATAAGATCTCTTCTATTTCAAACGCTGAAACATCTGATATTACATCTGCAATCTCTCAAATGATGCCATCCAAGGGCGACGGTGCTAAGATGATGGAATACATGTATCAATATGGTAAAGAGAATCCGGGAGAGAATATATTTAAAATTGTCAACAATAAAGCACCTTCCAGCGAATTTATACAATACGTTGCAGGCCAAGATCAACAGTTAGCACAAATGATGTCACAGGGCGCGTCAGGTGCAGGAACTTTTAAAGGTGGCCTAACAAACCTTCTGGGCATTTCAAAGGGTGTTGCACAAGTAGCAGCAAAAGCAGTCGTTACAAAGGTTGGTCCGAAATTTGTAGGCGGATACACCGTAAGCAAGATTGGTGCAGGCACCGCGCTTGTTGGTTCTGGTGCTTTAGGTGCCATTGGAGTTGGCTTAACTGCTGCAGCGCTAGGAGTCAAGTTGGCAAGATTAAAGGGAGAAAAATCATCTAGAGCACAAAAACTAAATGATTTGTTTCAAAAGTTACAACCCTTGCCAGAGCCAGAAATTCCTCCTGCTGAGACTGCGGAAGAAGAGCCAGAACCAGAAGACAAGGCTAACACTAGACCTATTTTAGTCAGATTAGATGACGATGGTTTAAAGTTTCATCCCTCTACTGCTAGATCAGACAAGGGCAGGGACCGAGACAGAAAGATACAAAAGGCTGCGCAGGATCAGGGCGTTGTCGGCGGCAATACTGAACCATCAACAGATGATCTAAGTCGCAAGTTTAAAGATGATAGAATTGATAAAGTTAAAAACATGTCAGACACTGATCTTGCTACCGCTTTCAAGAAAGCAAACAGAAGAAGCAAACAGGTGGTAGATCCGCTTATAACTGTAGATGCTAGTATTTTCAGAGCGGCAGCCAAACAATTAAGAAGAGCAGGAGTCATAAAAGGTTCTAGACTTAATAAAAAGTTGTCAACTGCTATTGACCAAACAATTGAAAAGATTCTACCAAGAATTAATAGAGAGCCAAGAGACTCACAGAAAATCAAAAAACTTACTTGGAAAGTAGTAAGCAAAACATTAGCATCTCAACTTAAGAAAGCAGGTCTTCCTGAGACTGCAAAGAATCAGGAAGCACTCTTTGCTATACTAAGAGCGTTTAAAGAATATGGTCTAGTTAGGGGAGATGTGCCCCCTCCTGCTGCTAAACCGAAGCGCCAGAAAAAAGCAGTAAAAGAGTGGAAAGATTTAGCATATTTGTTTAATAAGTAATCAAAAAACCACATTAATAAAATTATGGTTTTTAGAAATATATTTAACTATTTATTAGTGAGTTTAAATATATAAGGGGTTACTTATGTCTTCACTTCTAGAACAAGCAATCGTTGATGCAAAAGCATTAAGAGATGCTGCATTAAAAAATGCTGAACAATTGGTAATTGAAAAATATTCCGATCAAGTTAAAGAGGCTGTTAGTACTCTTCTGGAGCAAGAAGAGGATTTGGATATGGGCCTTGGTCTCGGCGGAGACGAAAGTACCAATGAAAACGAAGAACAAACTGGTTCTGATAAAGCCGATCAAGAATTGATGGATGAAGTTTCTCCTAGCGAAACTGATAAAATTACATTAGATCTTACAGAATTAGAAAGAAGAATTGAAAAGATCGAACAAGAAGAAGGCGATGCAGGTTTAGATTCTTTGGAGGCAGAAAAGGTCCCGAGCGAAGATGTTGCTGCTGATATGTCTGATGACATCGTATCTTCTGCTGACGCTGATTCTCTTACAACTGAAGGTGTTGCCGAATGGGAACAAGATATTGAAAACATGATCGTGCAAGATGTTTTGGAATCTCTTAAGGTCGATATTAAACCTCAGAAGCGCGGCTGGTTAGGTATTTCTGATGAAGAACTTGAGCATGCTGCAGAACTTGAGTTGGCTCGCATGCAAGATGACAAAGTAAAAGAAGAAATGGAAGAAATGCGTGCTGCCCTCAAGAAACTAGAAGAGGCAAACAAAAAGATTACAAAGAAAAACAAATTACTTAAAGAAGAAAACTTGTCTTTAACTGAAAACTTAAACGCTCATAAAAGCGCAGTTGGAGAATTAAAAGAAAAGTTTGATGTCGTCAATACATCAAACGCCAAGTTACTATACATTAATCGGACTTTAGGTTGTGGCTCCCTGAATGAGCGACAGAAAAAGAAAATTGTTGAAGCAATCGCTAAGACCGAAGATGCAAATGAGGCGAAGGTTATCTATGAAACACTTCAAAGCACAGTGCAGTCTGATACTAAGAAGACTGGTCCTGAATCACTGAGCGAAGCCGTAGACAGAAGACCAAGCCTGTTAGTTCGTTCCCGTGAAGAGAAGCGAACAACTTCAGCAGATATTTTTGCTGAAAGAATGCAGCGACTTGCTGGTATTACAAAACAATAAAAAACTTTAGGAGGTTATTACACAATGTCTGTATTAGAAAAATTAACTGAAGGTATTGTTCATCGTAACGTCCAGAAGGAAGGCGAAGCACTCCTCAATAAGTGGGAGAAGACTGGCCTTCTGGAAGGGTTGGATGATCATGCTAGACAGGGTATGTCGGTTCTTCTTGAGAACCAAGCAAAGGAACTTCTTCGCGAGGCTTCCTCTATGTCCGCAGGTGATGTCGAAGGTTTCGCATCAGTTGCTTTCCCAATCGTTCGCCGTGTTTTCGGTGGATTGATTGCAAACGATCTCGTAAGCGTTCAGCCTATGAGTCTTCCAAGTGGATTGATTTTCTTCTTGGATTTCACACACAGTGACACTAGATCTGGTATGGTTGCTGACGCATCCATCTACGGTGGTAATGTTGTCGGTCGCCAGTTGACCGGTGGTGTTGACCTTGATGCAGATCTTACCAAGGGTGGCCCTGGTGGTTTCTATGATCTTGGCACTGGTTATTCGCACCCAACAGGCTCCAGCGAAATTGCTGCTGGTAGTGTTGGTCAGGCCATCGGTGGCGCTGACACAGGTGTTCTTGTTTCGGCTCTTACCGAAGCACAAAAGAAATTAATTAGATTTGATCCCGATATTTTGGCTAACACTGGTGACAGAGTTATTCAAATTTTGGTTTCTTCTTCTGCAATTCCTGCGGATCTTAACAAAGATGCGCTTGCAGCACTAAGAGTTATAACAGTTGACGGCACAAATGCTGCCGGTACCAATGTACAGTTGATTCGTCGCTTGACTGATCTTGACAGTTCTGGTAACTTGAGACTTGTGTTTGTTAATACAGCAGGTGCAGCAGCCGCTGCTAATGCTACTAACAGACAGCCAAGTCACAAGACTGCTATTGATATTGAGTACCCAATTAAGGATACTCTTGTTTCAACCGATCACGTTGGTGTTGTTAAGGCATCTACTGTTGGCTTCGAAGGTGCTGGTGCTGATGGATCTCCTCAGAGACTTAGTTCAACTAAGATCCCAGAGATTGATATCAAGGTTGACAGCATTGCTGTTACCGCGCAGACCAAGAAACTCAAGGCTAAGTGGACCCCTGAGTTGGGACAAGATCTCAACGCATACCACAACCTTGATGCAGAGGTTGAATTGACTGGCATTCTTTCTGAGCAGATTGCTCTAGAAATTGATCAGGAAATNCTTGGTGATTTGATCATTGGTGCTAAGGCTGGTACTCGTTACTGGAGCCGTGCACCTGGTCTTTTCGTTGATAGCACTGGTGCTGAACTTGGCGCTACTAGCGCTTCACCTGATTTCACCGGTACTGTTAGCGAGTGGTACGAGACACTTATCGAGACAATTAACGATGTTAGTGCTCAGATCCACAGAAAGACACTTCGCGGTGGCGCAAACTTTGTTGTCTGCTCCCCAGAAGTTGCTAACATTCTTGAGTTCACAAGCGGCTTCCGTGCTAGCGTGACTGCTGATGCAGATCGCGGTGACATTGGTGCTGTGAAGGTTGGTGCACTTAGCAAGAAGTTTGACGTCATGGTTGACCCATACTTCCCACGCAACGTGCTACTCGTTGGTCGTAGAGGCAACTCTTTCTTAGAAAGTGGTTTTGTCTACGCTCCATACGTACCACTTCAGGTGACTCCCACCATCTTCGGCACAGAGGATTTTGTGCCACGTAAGGGTGTTATGACCCGTTACGCTAAGAAGATGGTTAGACCTGATATGTATGGTCTTGTTATTGTTCGCGGTCTCCTTGGCGAGGCAGGTGCTAGTTGATAGCATCCGATAACTAAAAATTAACCCCCCTCTTTTGGGGGGTTTTTTTTGTAAGTTTGGTTTTCGTTAAACTATTTATTGTATAAAAGGTAAGGCGAAATGCCTTTATTAATTAAAGGAGATCATAAATTATGAGTAAATTAGGAAGATATAGCGCGGATAGAAAGAAAGTCGAATCAATTACTGGTGACCTGTCATTGACCGCAGCAGATTGCGGAACACTAATGGTGTTAAATGCAGCAGCAGGCTGTACAGTAACGCTACCATCAGTAGCCGAAGCAGGAAAAGGCTGGTGGGTTAGGTTTGTTGTAGGCACTAACATAAGCAGTAATTCAGTTGTCATTACAGAAAAGGCCTCTGTAGATACTGATGTTCTTCGTGGCGGGATTAATGAATTGGAAGTTGACACCGCCGAAGATGGGCCACACAGCGCTGCCGGTACTACAGTTACAATCGCAAATGCTTTGGATACAGTAGGTGATTTTGTTGAATTCATCTGTGATGGATCACACTTCTACCTTTATGGACAGACTAAACTTGATGGTTCCATGACCGTCGCTTAATAAGTAAATCGCCTTATCAATAGAAATAACCCTTAGTCTTTTGGCTTGGGGTTTTTCTTTTTTTTAAAACTAATTAAAGATACAACCGTTTTAGTTTAAAGGAGTTTAAGATGGGTAAACGTAGAAAAAGATTAACAATGACGAAATATGCGAGCAAGTATGCAAAAAAGCGCACCGCGCTCTTTGGAAACAAGGTTGAACCTGTCGAAGAGCAGGTAGTCCAGGTCGCAGAGCCCGAGCCAACACCGAAGCCAAAACCTGCCCCAGCAGTTGAAGATAAGGTGGAACCAGAACAGAAACCTTTGAGGCCGAATGCCTTAAAGGAGATAGTTGCAGAAGAGCCAGAGGTTAAAAAAGAAATTGTTAAAAAAACCAGAACTAGAAGAACCAGAAAGAAGGCACAACCAAAAAAAGTCACAGAAGAGTAATTGTTGAAGTCCAAGTGTTTTGTTTAATTTGAGACTAATTAATAAAGCACAAGGAGGACTTATGAATGGCTCTACCCCCACTGACACCAAGAAGTCAAAGCAGCAAAAGCATCCTTCCAGAAACTGGAAGTCATGGAAATGTTAACAGGCTGCTGCCTTACAAGATATATTCAGATAGTACAAAAGCCCTCTATTCTGGAAATTTTGTATCAGGCGCGGTAGATCAGGTAGCCTATGTGTTTAAGAAACTAGGTGGTGATGTATTAGACTTAGAAATTACAGAAGGTAGTGTTTATTCTGCCTACGAAGAATCGGTGCTAGAATATTCTTATATTGTAAATGTACATCAAGCGAATAACGCACTACCAAGTTTTTTGGGTCATGCAACTGGAACGTTCGATCATAAAGGGGAACTAACTTCAGGTCCGGTTTCTGCTAGTTTAAAATATCCTACTTTTGATTACGGTTTTGCTAGATCTGTATCAGAGACAATCGGAGCAGAAATAGGTCTTAAAGATTCTGTGCAATATTCTGCGTCATTTGATGTTACTCCCGGTGTACAAGATTATGACTTGCAAAATATAATTTCTTCTAGAACTAACACGGCAGCAACAGGGTCTATAACAATCACCGATCACAGCAGTTTGCAGGCTGGCGATACAATAAAAATTATAACGACTAACGGAACAACAATTACTGCAACTGCTCATGCAGATACTACAACAAATAGCAATACTAATAGTCCAACTTTTGATATTGGAGATGGATCTAATAATGCAACAGCAACCAACTTAGCAACCTGTTTAAACGCCAATAGTGCGCTTATTGCAACAGCAACTGGCGCTGATGTTTCAATAAAGCAAGTAGTTGCAGGCAGTGGAGGAAACACAGATATAACCTTAACTGAACAAAGTACTCCAAACGGCATGACAAAAGTAAATTTTGCTGAAGGTGAAACTATTCCCTATGCAGGCAAAATCAACGGAAAGAAACTCTTGATTAAAAAAGTCTACTACAAAACACCAAGTGCGATGTGGAGATTTTATGGATATTATGGTGGATTAAATGTAGTTGGAAATTTTCACAATTATGGACAATATTCCGATGACGCTACTTTTGAATTAATTCCTTCTTGGCAAAACAAGGCACAAGCGTTGGCCTATGAAGATGCGATATACACTCGCATGTCTCACTGGTCGTATGAGATAAGAAACAATAATTTAAGAATTTTTCCTATGCCTTACACTGGTGGGCCTCAAAAGATGTGGGTTGAATTTTCTGTTCCCACTTCGCCGGTTGAAGATGCAGGAAATGGTAGAGGAACTTTCGAGGGTGTCAACAATATGAATACATTGCCATTCTCTAATCTACCTTATGACACTATTAACTCTATCGGAAAGCAATGGATACGAAGATTTGCGCTAGCATTATCAAAAGAAACTTTAGGACAGGTGAGATCAAAACTTGCGTCTATTCCAATTCCAGGCGATTCAGTCACTCTTAATGGCGGTGACTTGATTAGTCAGGCAAAAGATGAGCAAGATAAACTAAGAGAGGAGTTGAAGTCTACATTAGCAGAACTAACATATGCAAAGATATCAGAACAAGAAACAGCAATAGTGGAGAACGCTGAAAAGGTCATGCAAAAGATACCTTACTCAGTGTATGTGGGGTAATAGCAAATGAGTGATAATGAATGGTCTCAACCAGCGGCCCCGCCGCCTCCCCTTTTTACAGGGAAAAAAGAAAGAGACTTAGTAAAACAGGTCAATGACGAAGTTATTGAAAGAGTCATTGGGCAGCAAATTATATATTATCCTATTTCTATAGATGAAACCAACTTTCATCCAATATATGGAGAGGCTTTAAATAAAGCATTTTTAAATCCCATAAGAGTTCACGCACTTGTAGAGTGGCAAGGGTACGAAACTCAGACTACTAATTTAGGTGTGGATAGACTTCCTAAAATACTTGTGCATTTTCACAAAAGACGTTTAACAGAGGATCAAGATCTTTTTGTTAGAGAGGGAGATTTTGTTCGTTATGGTGATACTTTTTACGAGATAACTACTTTAAACGAACCAAAGCAACTTTTTGGCCAAATAGATCAAATGCTAGAAATAACAGCAGAATGTATAAAGGCTAGAGAGGGTTTGTTCAATGGAGAAGCATAGACCTTTTAGCGAGGGGCTAAACAGCCTAGAGGGCAAAAATGTCTTCGACTCTAGAATAGAAAATATTGACACTGCTATGTATAACTTTATTAATGAGAACATGAATCTACATGCTCACACGAATAATGGATTTAAAAAAGTGCCAGTAATTATGGCAACTGCAGAAAGGGCTCATCAAAGCAAGAGAGATTACCGTGTTCGTGATGACGATGGAACTTTGATAATGCCTCTTATAACCATTGAGAGAACTTCAATGACAAAGAGCCCCAGTGAAAAAGGCACAGTATGGGCAAATGTACCACCGCTTTCAAAACTAAAGGGTGGCAGTATTCCAATAGCAAAAAAAATCTTACAGTCCAAGACTTCTAATTTTGCTAATGCTGGTGCGAAAAAGAAGAGGGGACAATTAAATTTTCCTCGTAAAAACGAAAAAGTTGTATATCAAACAATTTCTATACCTCTTCCTGTGTATGTGACTATTATGTATCAAATAACTTTGAGAACTGAATATCAACAGCAAATGAATGATCTAGTTGTGCCTTTCATGACAGTACCAGGTGGCATAAATTATATAATAATACGAGATGGTGCCCATCGTTACGAGGGATTTATACAACAAGAATACACACATGAAAATAACATTACAGATTTTTCGAATGAAGAGAGAAAATTTGAAACAAAATTTAATATTAAAGTGCTTGGAAAATTAATAGGAGATGGTGTTAACCAGCGAACGCCACACAAGGCCATTGACGAAACCGTGGTAGAGGTAAAGATTCCAAGAGAAAGAGTTATATTTGATCCAGATGAACTAGAAAAGTACGGTTTGTGAGAATAAGTTATGGTATTGAAAACTACAAAACCAAGAAGAATAGAGGATAAACCATTTCCTCGATCAACAATTGAAACAATAGACTCAGCAATGTATAATTTTATTGATGAGATCTTGGACATCAATTGTATTACAACTACGGGATTCAAAAAAGTTCCTGTTGTGTGGAGTTCTGCTGAAAGAGTTTTTCAAAGTAAAAAAGATCAAAGGATAAGAGATAAGGATGGCTCTCTGATAATGCCATTGATCTCTATAGAGAGAACGAATGTAGTAAAGGACCCAACTAAAAAGGGTACGGTTTATGCTAACATACCACCGATAGATAAAGTAAAGGGTGGTTCAATATCGGTCTCAAGAAGAATAAACCAAGGGAAGACTTCTAATTTTGCAAATGCAGCCAGCAAGCGAAAGAGAGGTCAATTAAACTTTCCAGGAAAGAATGAAAAAATAGTATATGAAACTCTAACAATACCACTGCCAATTTACGTTACAGTTCAATATGAGATAACTCTTAAAACAGAGTACCAAGAGCAGATGAATCAAATAATGACACCCTTCATCACTAGACCTGGCGGTATAAACTATGTCATTATTGAAGAGGGTAGACTCAGGTACGAAGCGTTTATTCAAGAAAATTTTTCTATGAATAATAATCTTAAGAATTATACCAATGAGGAAAGGAAGTTTGAAACAAAAATAAATATAGAAGTTTTAGGCTGGGTCACGGGCGGAGACAAAAATAGCCTTCAGCCTGATTTTGCAATTCAAGAAAATGCAGTAGAGATTAAAATTCCTAGAGAAAGGGTAATGTTGGCAGACCAACTACTTGAAGGGAACGGAAAACTTTTTGGTTTAGAAGGGCTAGATTTCCCAGCAAGATTTAAGGAATCTAGAAATAAGTTAAATTCATTTAGGTCTTCTGGGACTTCAGGCAACGGTGAGGGTAGAGGCACGGGTGCGCCAGGCTCTAAAGGCGACACTGGTAATACAGGCCCTGCTGGCCCTCAAGGAAATGTAGGCCCAACAGGGCCTCAAGGAGATCAGGGTGCCACAGGACCAACAGGCGTTAGCGTAACAAACGCACAACTTATAGATTATGAGTTGGTTTTAACATTATCAAATGGAACAACTGTAAATGTTGGTAATGTTAGGGGTGCGACTGGTGAAACTGGCCCTTCCGCTAGCCTAGACACAATATCAGGATCTTTAGCAACATATCATAGGGTTTCTGGCTCGACAGGTACTTATAACTTACTTGATGCAGATCGGGTGGATATAAATCAGGTCTCAGGTTCTACTGGTATTATACACAATCTAAGTTCTTCTGCAGCAACATTTAATTTATTAGATACTGATAGGGTGGATACCAATCAAATTCAAGTTGGAGGTTTGGTTAAGTTTTCTGGTTTATCCACTGGTGTTGGTATAAACACCAAGTACCTTGCACTTGACGCTAGCAACAACGTGATACTAACAGGATCGTCTCTTGATATGGGCAGATTTGTATCTGGATCTTCTGCTATATATCATAACTTATCTAGTTCTGCAGCAACTTTTAATTTCTTAGACATTGACAGGATAAGCACAAATCAGGTTTCTGGATCTACCGGAATTATACATAATCTAAGTTCTTCTACAGCAACGTTTAATTTTTTAGATATTGATCGAGCAATTTCTAACCAACTTCAGGTAGGAGGGGGTGTTAAATTTACAGGGCTTTCTACAGGTAATGCAGTCGCGACTAAATATTTGGCTTTGGATGCTAGTAATAATATTGTTCTTACTGGTTCCGCTGGTAGTCCTTCTCTCTTTATGTCTGGATCGCAGGCTATATATCATAACTTGTCAAGTTCTACTGCTACTCTTAATTTACTAGACACAGACAGGATCTTATCTAATCAGATACAAATTGGCGGAGGCGTTAAATTAACTGGCCTTTCAAATGCTACAGCATTAAATACAAAATATTTGGCTTTGGATGGAAACAACAATGTTGTATTAACAGGATCAGCGGGTGGAGCCGGTTCTTTATTCATGTCTGGCTCCTCTGCAATATATCACAACTTATCAAGTTCTGCTGCAACTTTTAACTTACTAGATGCCGATAGAGTAGACGCAAATCAAATGTCTGGCTCCAAAGGGATAATACACAACCTATCAAGTTCTGCGGCAACATTCAATTTATTAGATGCAGATAGAATAGTTTCGAATGAAATTCAGGTCATAGGGGGAGTAAAACTCACTGGCTTGTCTAGTGCAACTGCAGTCAGTACAAAATATTTAGCCTTAGACGCAAGTAACAACATAGTATTAACGGGAACTCTTGGCAACGCTTCAAGATTTATATCTGGCTCTTCAGCCATATATCATAATCTGTCAAGTTCTGCCGCAACTTTTAATTTTATAGATGTGGATAGAGTAAGTGCAAATCAAGTATCTGGATCTACTGGAATACTTCACAATCTAAGTTCATCCACAATAACAGCCAATCTTTTAGATGTTGATCGAATTTTGTCTAACCAGTTAAATGTTGGAGGTGGGATTAAATTTAGTGGCCTGTCTAATGCTAATGCTATCAGCACCAAATATTTAGCACTAGATGGTAGCAACAATGTGGTATTAACAGGGACAATTGCAAACTCTTCTCGTTTTGTATCCGGATCTTCTGCCATATATCATAATCTGTCAAGTTCTGCCGCTACCTTTAATTTGTTAGATGCAGATCGAATACTTGTCAATCAAGTGCAAATTGGCGGCGGGGTTAAATTAACTGGGCTTTCAAACGCAGCCGCTGTGAATACAAAATATTTAGCACTAGATTCAAGTAATAATCTTGTTTTAACTGGTTCAACAGGTGGTGCTTCCTTGTTCGTTTCAGGTTCGCAAGCAGTCTACCATAACTTGTCTAGTTCAGCAGCAACTTTTAATTTATTAGATACTGACAGAATAGATGCAAATCAAGTTTTGGTGGGTGGCTCTGTTAAATTAACAGGGTTGTCAAATGCTGCAGCAGTAAACACAAAATATTTAGCCCTTGATTCTAATAATAACGTTGTTCTGACGGGCTCAGTCGGCGGTGCGTCTTTGTTTGTTTCTGGTTCTTCTGCAGTATATCATAGAATCTCTGGCTCAACAGGAACTTTTAATCTAATCGATGTGGACAGAATTGAATCAGGAGAAGTAGATTTCAAATCAGTATCCGGATCAACAGGCACAATTCACAATCTTAGTTCTTCAGTCGCAACTTTTAATTTAATGGATGCAGATAGGGTAGAAGCAAGAGAGGTAGACTTTAAATCAGTATCTGGGTCAACTGGCACAATACACAACCTTAGTTCTTCAACTGCTACATTTAATTTATTAGATACAGATAGGATAGTTTCAAATCAAATTCAAGGAGGTGGAACGCTAAAGTTGACGGGCCTTCAGGCAGGCACGGGAGTCAGCACTAAGTATTTAGCGCTTGATTCTAGTAACAATGTTATACTAACTGGGTCAGCCGGTGGAGGTAGGTTTGTTTCTGGTTCATCAGCAGTTTATCATAATCTATCTAGTTCTGCTGCTACATTTAATCTCGTAGACACAGATCGAATAGTTGCGAATCAAATAACAACAGGTGGATCGGTTAAACTAACAGGCTTATCTAGCGGCGTAGGAGTTAGCACAAAATATTTAGCACTCGATTCTAGCAATAATGTAATATTAACAGGGTCGGTCGGCGGTGGTAGATTTGTGTCTGGTTCCTCTGCTGTATATCATAATTTGTCTAGTTCTACTGCTACGCTTAATTTGGTCGATTCAGATCGCGTACAAGCAAATCAAGTAACAGTTGCAGGGACAGTAAAACTCACTGGTTTGTCTAGTGCAACTGCTGTCAGCACCAAATATTTAGCACTAGATGGTAGCAACAATATCGTTTTAACTAGTTCAGCAAACTCTTCTAACCGTTTTGTGTCTGGCTCTTCTGCTGTATATCATAACTTATCAAGTTCTGCAGCAACATTTAATTTATTAGATGCAGACAGAGTAAATGTAAATCAAGTTTCTGGATCTAAAGGAATCTTGCATAATTTAAGTTCTTCTACAGCAACTTTTAATTTACTTGATTCAGATAGAGTAGTTTCTAATCAGGCGTTAATAGGTGGTTCTGTGAAATTAACAGGTTTATCTAGCGGTGCAGGGGTTAGCACAAAATATTTGGCACTCGATTCTAGTAACAATATAATACTAACAAGTTCGTCTGGCGGTGCAGCATCTTTTGTTTCCGGTTCCTCCGCAGTGTATCATAACTTATCAAGTTCTGCAGCAACGTTTAACTTGTTGGATTCAGATCGAATAGTGTCAAACCAAATACAAGTGGGAGGCGGCGTCAAACTTACAGGCCTTTCCAACGCTGCCGCTGTTAATACGAAATATTTAGCGCTAGATGCTAGTAACAATGTTGTCTTGACCGCTTCTGTCGGTGGTGCTTCTCTTTTCGTATCGGGGTCTTCAGCGGTGTATCATAGAGTATCTGGATCAACAGGCACTTTTAATTTGGTGGATTCTGATAGAGTGCAAGGAAATCAAATATCAGGGTCTACTGGCACGATACATAATTTATCAAGTTCTGCGGCCACGTTTAATTTTCTAGATGCAGATAGAATTGTGGCAAACGATATTAACACGTTTTCTGTTTCTGGTTCTTCTGGAGCAATTCACAACCTATCCGCATCAACAGCAACAACAAATTTATTGGACACAGATAGGGTTGAAGTTAGGCAATTTAATTCTACTGGAAAATTAACTTTTACTAATGTTCCTATTGGGTGCGCAGTTAGTTCTAGGTTTCTCACTCTAGACTCAAACAACAGAGTAGTCTTGGACACCGCTTCTGGAAACGCAGGAGATGAAATTTCAGGATCTTCAGCAATATATCACAGGATGTCTGGCTCAACAGGAACTTTTAATCTACTTGACGCAGATAGAGTCGAGGCAAGGGAACTAGATTTCAACTCAATATCTGGTTCTTTAGGAACGATACATAGAATATCCGGGTCTACTGGAACTTATAATCTATTAGATACAGATAGACTGTTAGCAAATCAAATCAGTGCTAGTAGCATTGCAGGTGTAATCACCAGTTATTTGGCTAATACCAGTTTTCAAGAATCACCAAATAATTCTAGAACTACATTTACGGTCGCGCAAGCATTCGTGATAGGAAGTCAAATGATTTTCAGAGAAGGTGTATATATGACGCCAGGATCTGGCAACGACTATACAGTGACAAACAACACGACTATAGAGTTTGAAGAAGCACCAGAGACTGACGATAATTTAAGAATTACATATATTAAAGCATAATTACAAAAAGGAGATGCGTGATGACAATACTAAATAATTTGCTCGAAATGTTAGAGAAAGTCAAACAAGAGAACCCTGAATTGGCCAATAGGGTTCAAATGGCTTCAGAAGTCTTGAATATAGAAGACGAAGATGCAGAATTACTAGAAGAAGAGGAAGAAGAGGAAGAGTACGACGATACGTATATACCAATATCAGAGGAGGAGTCTAAAAAAATGGTTTCTTTTAACAACAAACTTAACTCAGCCATTTCTGATTTTGGAACATACATGAGAGATCATGAGGTGTTAAAAGTTTCTAAATTACAAGGGATAGAAGGGCTTAGAGATTCGCAAGAAAAATTAATACAATCACTAAGAGATAAATATAGACTAAACCCTAACTTTAATTACAGACTAACTCAAGAAGGCACAACTCTAGTTTTTGTTAAGAAAGAAACCTAAAATACGACGTGTTCGTGGACTTCTGACTAGTTAGTATATAGATGGAAACAGGAATTACATAAGATGGCCGACAATAAATTTATTACTTCTGACATTGGAATCGCTGCCTTTTTGCAATTAAAAGGTATGAGACTTCTAATCTGCAAAAGACTTGAATCAGGCAAATTCTATTTTGAATTTGATGATAGCAGTTCCCAGTGTCAAGCGCTGTCTTTGGAATTCTTAAATTCTGAGTATTGTCAGTTTGACAATAATGTGAGAAATCTCAAGAAATTATTATTTTCCTAATATGTTTACTTCAGTTTGCGTTTTGTTCCCAACTAATTTAATTCAAGATACAGTTTGGTAGTTTGAGTATAAATAGAGGAGGAAGATTATGGCTTATGAAGTAAGCGAATCAGTCGGTGCTGGTACAGTAATCATTACAGATATCCAAGGACCACATGCGTCTTCAAAATATCGTGGTGGTTTTTTCAGCAATGACGGAACTAAGTTATTCGTGCCCACAGAAAAGATGAACTACGGTGCCACCAGCACTTATGGTTGGGATCTTTGGTCGTCAGGATCAGGTGGTTGGGCACAGGCAGGCGAGTACGGTTCTTCAAATTACAGTAGCAGTAACTGGCGTTTAGTAAACATGGCCGTTATTTCAGATACGCAAGTTATTGGTTTGGGATATGGTACAAGTAAGTATCAATTTTTTGTTTGGAATGATACAGGCGGTGCGCAATGGACTCAAACAAGAGTTGATGAAATTGGTCACTATCAGGATGAGTTTGCTCTTGTGATGAACCCTAGCAGAACTAGGGGTGCAATGGTAGAGTTGAATGGTTCTGATTTGCACTACATTTATTATGATGGCAGTGATTGGAACATTGATGAAGATGGCTTTTCTGAGTTAAATACAGGAAATTCACCAGACTATCAAGGTGCCACTTGGGCTAGCGATATAACCTTTATG